AGGAATTGTTGATGAAAAGTTTATGGCACTTAACCGTGCTGGTACGTACATTGCCTCAGATATGCCAGGCGCACGGGTTGATCGTTTATCACCACAAATGCCACCTGATTTATTTGAAGTAATCCATGAAGTTGATGCCATGTTCTCGGAAGTGTCGGGAATTAGCAACGTTTTATCAGGTAGAGGTGAATCTGGCGTAAGAAGTCAGGGTCATGCCTCACAATTAGCCCGTTTAGGCTCTAGTCGAGCAAAGAAACGTGCCTTGATTGTAGAAGATAGTTTGGAAAAGGTTGCAACCTTGTATTTAAAGCTCATGCAGTCGTATGATGACACGCATTTGACCGATGAGAACGGTTTACGCTTTATTCCAAGACAATTTACCAATGATTTTGTTGTAAAAGTAGATGCACACAGTAATTCTCCCATTTTTACGGAAGATTTGAAGCAAATGGCATTTAATCTCTTTAAAGTCGGTGCAATTGACCGAGAATCCTTGCTTGACTTGGTTGAACCACCTATGAAACAATTATTGAAAGAAAAGCTAGCAAAAAGAGAAAAAATGGAACAAAATCTACCAAGAGAGAATCCCAGAGAAAAAACAACCAAGAAAGAACCAGAGGTCGGATAATGGAATATGCAAAACCAGTACAACCAACAGCAGCAATGCCTCGTGTGACTACAGGCAACTTAGACACTAAAACAGATGTACCTAATTTGCAATATCGGGTACAAGGTATGCAATCAAATGACCGTAACCCAAGTATGCGGAGTTATGGCAGAATGACTAGGGGATAGTTAAAAAGGAGAAGCGTATGTACGGCAAAATGATGATGAAGCGTAGTCGGAAAACTAGGCGTTAATAGTTTCCCGTGAGAAGGAAAAAGGCAAGCAATTGCCAGTTACATCTCCCACGGGGGTTGGGAGAATTAAATAAGACCCCCACTTGACATTTTTGTAAAACTGAGTAACCTATGTACAACTTGAAGGGAATGTTATGAGTGTGCCATCAGAAGAAATGATGAAAATGATTGCTAGTCAAAGAGACAAAGCAAGTCCAAAAGGCGCACCTGCGTTACCTGCTGATGAAAACAATGTTATTTCTGATACATCCATGCCACCGATGGGCGCGCCAATGAGTACGCCTGAACCGAAGATGGGTAATCGTGAAGCAGCGATGATTAATTTATCCATGGCAATGGATTTGCTAGAGCAGAGTTTGCCAGCAATCGGTAGTGAGACACCTGAAGGACAAAAGATTTTAGGCGCACTACGTACCATGACTTCAATCATTGGTCAGAAAAAAGGCAAAGTCAACGAATTGCAACCAACTGAAATTATGCAGTTACTACAAACCTTACCTCAAGCTGGTGGTGCTACACCTGAAGGTAATGCAATGAAGCAAGCACCGATGATTCCTGGTATGTCACCAATGGGTATGCCTCCTCCACCTCCAGGTGGAATGCCTCCAATGGGCGATGTATCGCCACCACCACCACCTATGTAAAGGATTGAACCATGGACTTATTTAAACCAAGAGGCGCATCAGCACCACGTAGACCAACTGATAATAATCAGAAAAATGGACAAGTTATTAACACACCACGTTATTCAGAGTTTGGTGGATTGGATTCTGCTCGTAAGGCAGGAAACAAGAATCTAATGACTATGTCACAACCAGGTGACACCAAGAAAGTTATTTAATTAAATAGGGGATAAAAATGAGTTTAGAAGATATTTCATTAGAACAGCGTGATGAGTTAGCACTCTTAGCCAAACAATTGGCTGAGAATCCATCTACACGCAAAGATTTCTTACGCATGACTAAAAAAGTCAAGCCTGATCTACCAATTCCTGAACTGGAAATGCAAGATTACACAGAAAAAAAGATGTCCGACATGGAAAACCGTTTGTTGGTATCTGAAAATAAATTACGTGAAAAAGATGCTCGTGAAGAATTGAACAGACGTAGACAATCATTGATTACTAAAGGGTTAGCTCGTGATGATGCCGATGTTGAGCAGATTGAAAAGATCATGCTTTCAAAGAACATTAGCAATCACGAAACAGCAGCCGAGTATTTTGATTGGATGAAACAAGCAGCCGAACCTACACCAAGTGGTTATAATCCAAGTGCAATTAGCAAGTTTGACTTGTCTAAGTATTGGAAGAACCCACAGATGGGTGCAAGAGATGAAGCAGCACAAGCCTTAAAAGATATACGTAACGTTGGCAGAAAAGCCATTGGTATTTAAGTTTTATTGCAGTACAAGGGGATATTTTTAATTTTGTTTGGAGATAAACTATGCCTATAGGCGGCGGTATTCTTCCAGCGTCAGGTACATCGCAATACAATGAGTTAACCTATGTTACTCGTAGAGCCTTTATCCCCAAGCTGGTTGTTCAACTTTATAACAGCACACCCTTGATGGCTGCTTTGATTGCTAACAGTCAATCCGCATCTGGTGGTGTATCCCAAGTAACAGTCCCAGTACAGGGCGCACAGTTTGTTAATGCCCAATGGTCTGACTATAGTGGTTCGTTTACACAACCGTCAGTTCAGCAAGGTGCTTTCAACGCTGAGTTCAACCTCAAGTTAATGATAGCTCCAGTTCCGTTCCTCGGAATGGAAGGTGCAGTACAGCAAGACTATGCCATTATTCCATTGATCGAAGCTCGTATGAACGATGCGACCAACGTAATGATGGATGCAATGGCTACTGCTTTGTACACCAACTATACCAACACACAACAGTTCATCGGTTTACCTGGTGCTATTGATGATGGTACAAACATGACTACCTACGGTAACATTAACCGTACCACCTTTACTTGGTGGAAGTCAAAAGTGTACGCTGCTGGTTCTGTCAATCCAACCAGACAAAACATCCTACAATACATTTCTGGTACTGTGAAGAACGGTGCTGAAGTGCCAACGTTTGGTGTTTGTGGTTTTGGTACATGGACATTACTAGCACAAGATTATGTTGGTCAAGAACAGTACGTTATTACCCCAGGAAATGGTTTTGATGGCGATGCAAATGGTCCATCTGCTGCTTTTAGGGCTTTAATGGTTGCTGGTGTTCCTATTTATCCTGATCCGTACTGCCCAGAAGGTACTGTGTATTTTATTAACAGTAACTACATGAGTTTGTACATCCACGATCAAGGTTCGTTTGTGTTTACTGGCTTTGAGTCTACACTTCCTAACTGGCAGATCGGTTATGTTGGCGCAGTTTTAATGATTGCCGAATTGGTAAGCGTTAAACCTAAGTCAATGACACGGGTTTCAGGTTATAACTCTATTTCTTTATAAGGAGAAAAAACCATGTCACTCAGCACAAATAAAATCCTTGTTTCACAAACATTCACCAATACGCCAAGTTCGTTTTTACAACCTGTAATTATTACTAGTATTGGTATTGGTAACTTAACAACCATGAACGCTGGTGTGTCATCGGCACAGTTTGTACCTGCTGGTGTATATATTATGCCTTACTCGACAACTTCAAACGTGTCGATTGAGGTAAATACATACCAAAATGCAACTGGCGTAGCAGTTAATAACTGGGTAGCGTATGTAGCTGTTAACACAGGCGGTACAACAATCTTGTCTGATGGTTGGAACGTTCGTGCTAATGCCTCTACAGCCACGCAATCATTAACTCTCTATACTTCAAACGGTGGCAATGCTGTTATTGGCACTTACAACGTTTAAGGAGAGAGATTATGGCAAACCCAAATAAGGTCGGTAATGCAACTTTAGATAGTTTTGGTTATGGTCGAGTTGGTTTTGTTCGTGGTGCGAGTTTAGCAACAGCAGGTCTAAGTGCTGTAACCATCCCTTTAAATAGTGGTGGTTTAACTAATGGCGGTGCAGTTGCTAATTCTGGTAGTGTGATTATTCGTCAAATTGTTATAAGTGATCCAAATGCAAGCGCAGCAACGGCAAACATTTCTATTTCTGTACGTTCAACGGGTAATGTAACTTCTCCTAACGTAGTTGTATCGAATGTAATAACGACACAATTAACAGGCGTGGGAACATTTATTACACTTAACATTGCTGAACCGTATTTAACCAATACCGCAGTAAGTGGTGCTACGACTTCTGCTTTATTTTTAAATGTAAATACAGCCGTAGCAGCAACCTGTGATATATCAGTTTTTGGAAACGTAGTGAGTTTCTAATGACTGTGATTTATGTTACAAACCGATCTAACAAGAAACTGAAAGATGGGCTTGGTGGTGTTTTTTATACTTTTTCAAAAGACACTACTGTAGAGATTCCTGAAGAAGTGGCTCGTCATGTATTCGGTTATGGTAGCGAAGATAAAGAAGTTTACTTGGCTAGGTTGGGCTGGTGTCTTACTTCAAACGATTTAGAGGCTGCTTTAGCTATTCTTGATCAATGGGAGATTAGTACTCAACCGCCAAAAAAAGACCAATCGTTATCCCCGTTGGTGGAAAAAGTACCCCTACCTGCTAAAAGGCAGGTTCGGGGAAACATCCTTAAAATAGCGTCATAAATGATGGAAATTAAATGGCAACTTTGTCAAGTTACCTCACCGCAGTACGTAGATTGTTACATGATGCTAATGCCAATTTTTATACGGATCAGCAACTAACTGACAACATCAATTCTGCTCGTGAGCGTGTAGTAAGAGATACTGGCGCATTGCGAGAAATCGTTGTTGCTCAAGTGCCATGTCAAGTCGCACCTAGCGCAACCATTAATTCTGTCACGCCAGCGTTTCCTACCCAATGGTTAGCAAGTACTGTTGTGACTGCAAACTCTTTTGTATTTAGTAATATTTTTATATACCAGTACATGACAAGTGGTACGTCATCAACAACTGCGCCTCCGTACCCAGGCAATAGCAGTTCTAATTACGATAATTACCCACCAAGTACAGCATTTGCTGATGGTACAGCTACTTTACAGTATGTTGGTAATTGTGAGAACATTTCGTATGAAGCTTTAACTAATCTCATGGGAACAAGCCCATTATCACCAAGTTCAGGTAATACAGTTTTAGATATTGTAAATATTAATTTATATTGGGGAAATTCACGTTTACCCATGAATTATTTTGCTTGGTCAGACTTTAGTGCCAGATTGCGTTTTTGGCAAAATTATATTGGTCAACCTTTAGCATTTAGCGTTTATGGTCAAAGTACTATTTATATTGGACCAGTTCCAGATCAAATTTATCAAGTAGAAATAGATTGCGTATTGTTGCCAAATGCGTTGAATTTATCAACACCAACTATTAATGATGCAATTAATGAACCGTATAGCGCAGCAGTACCGTTTTATTCGGCTTATTTAGCTAAATTCTACGAACAAAGTTTTGGTGAGTCTGAGATTTTTAAACAAGAGTATCTCAAGCAAATCAACAGTATTATCAATTCTGTATACACAAGGCGTTTGCCAAGTGTTTATTCTTCTCCATATTAATTATGGCAGCAGCAGAACAACGCAAGTCCTATCAAGTTGTCAAACAATTTACAGGACTAAACACCAAAGCTAATCGCACCTCAATTGATGAAAAAGAGTTGTATTGGTTAGAAAATGTTCAACCTATTGGTTTTGGTAATCTAAAGATTATTCCTAACTATAGTGTGGTTTATAGTGGTAATACGGCTGTTACTTTTGCCAGTCCAACCTATTTAAATTCAATTAATTTAGGAATTACAGATTATGTAATTTCTTTTAATGCCAATGGTAGCGCACAGTATTACAACGTGATTGATAGTTCTACAGGAACAATTGCATCGGCTAATACGTTTACTGGTTCTGGGGTGCAAGTAGCACAATGGAATAACGAATACATGATGATTATTGACCCAAATAAAGGGTTATTTTCATGGGATGGTACACATTTAACAGAAATTGGCTCAATTGGTGTAGTTGCTATTAGCAATGGCGGTTCTGGTTACAATGTTTCACCTTCTGTAGTCATTTCTGCACCTAATAATACCAATGGCGTACAAGCCAATGCCACATCTTTCTTAACCACAGGTGGTAATAGTGTTTCATTTATTGCACTTACTAACGCTGGTACAGGCTATAACACCACACCAACCGTTACGATTACGAGTGCCAATGGTGCTGGTAATAATGC